TGCGCAGTTCGCTGGTGATGCTTGGTTCGCTACCCACGTCCCAATGCTTGCCTCCGATGGTGATGGGCTTAATGATTGTGACCTTCATGCCGTGCAAGTTACGCAAGTTGGTTAATTCGCATTCTCGTAATCATTGATGACCACGTGCCCGCCGTGGACAATCAGGAGGATAAGGAAGCCAAACATAGCAGCACGTCTTTAATGTTGGCGACCCCGTCTCCGTTGAGGTCGTAAATCGGATTGAAGGGCGGTGGCGTTCCTGGCCCGTTTGCCATCGCCATGTAATCGAGCATGGCGTACAGAAACTGCGGCAGGTACGTAATCGTCACGTCCGTAATCATGGCTCGTCATTTGGAAACCACCCAAGCCCCTCCATCTCCTCGAAGGTGCGCACGGTGGTCGTTGATGGTACGATATTTCCGAAGGGGAACGATTGATTCGCGAAAATGTACGCTTGCAGATTCAGCCGCTCCGCCTCGCTCAGTTCAGGGAACAAGCTCACCAACCGCTCCAATGTGGCAAGCGGGTGCACGGGGATGGTGTACGCCGTGTCCACCTGCAACGCCGCTTGGACGCCGTCGGGGTGGGTCACGATGCCAAACACCTTGCCGTCGTGTTGGTAAGGCTCCTGAATGGCGCGGGGTGTGGTGATGCAGTACAGCTCCCGCGTGATGGCCTGCGCCCGTTGTTCGCTGCCGAGCGTGTCGATTGGAAGGACGATGATGTAGCCTTGCATTAGTAGATGTTGAAGTAGTCGTTGAGGGCGCTTTCGATGGCGGTGCGGTCGGCGGATTTGTCGGCGTTGTAGATGATGACGGCTTGAACTTTGCCAGCAAAGTTGTAGGTGTTACTTCCAAAACCACCTAGTAACCTGTTGATGGTGAAAGATGCGCTATTTGTTCCTGACGTTCCTAAATTGCCGTTATAGGCCACTACGCAACTATTTGAAGTCCTATTTTGATACGTCAAGAGGTAATCGCCATTTGAGAGCGAGTTGGAATCAATAATTTGAGTTTCGTTGTCAAACCGCTGTACCAAATTTCCGCCCAAAGTCCACAATCCTATCGTCGGCGCGTCTCCTCCAAAGAGCATATCAGCATCACTGTATTCGCAGATTCCGAAAACAGCGTAATCACCCGAACCAATCACACTTGATGGCATAATTAGCACGCCATTATTCCCGTCAATAGCCGCGTTTGAGCCTATCAAAACAACCCCCGTCGCAGCGTCGTAAATTTTCGGCTGCAATGCGTTTGAACCTTGCGTTGGATGATTCCCGCTGCCGTCCTGATTGTACCAAGTTTTTACGAATCCATCCGTGCCCGCGCAGAACGTGGCAATCGCTGCCGTGTCGAGGTCGATGCCGTCGAACCCGATGTCCTGCTCGGCGTTGTCGGAAGCGCGGCGAACACGGAGGCAGTCGCCCGTGTAGGTGGAATCGAGCAAGGCAGGAGCGAACGCGCCCACAAGGTCGGTGGTGTAGCCGTCGAGCAAGCCCGTTAACGCGGGCACGTCCTCCCACGTCTGCGCCAACGTGAACGGAATTGTGCCGTACGCGCTTCCCTTAAGCAGCGCGTTGAAGATGGGCACGGTTTCCTCATAGGTGCGGTTATCGGCGTATGTGCCGACGAGCGTCCACGTGGTCACGTCGGTGTCGGCAAAACTCACGGAGCGATACCACGCTTTGCGCACGATTTTGTTGCCCGCGCTTGGGGTGTCGCTTTGCTGCGTGATTTCCTCGCCGTGGCCGTCGGCTTGCACGGTGAGATACCGCTCGATGGTCAGGGTGGCGTCGGCGGCTTGGCGGGCGGTGCTTGCTTCGTCGTTGTAGCGTCCGAGGAAGTAGGTGATATTGTTGGGCAGCGCGGGAATCGTGCCGCCCGTTTCGGGGATGACGCGCCAAATGCTGTCCACCGCATCCCACCGCAAAAGCGACTTGTTTGGGATGAGCTCTGGGTCGGTGATTTCAACGTCGCGGAGGTCGTTGAGTGACGGAATTATTTCACTGCCCGCCGTCCATTGATTCCCGTTCCAGCGCAGAACGCTATTGACCGGGGCGTTGCTTACAAACACATTGTCCAAGTCCTCCAACGCCCGCGAAGGTGTCCACGTGCGGACGTACACGCGGCCCGTGTTTACGTGTTTGCGCAGTACGATGGCGCAGGGAATTTTTGCAAACGGCTGCGTCGAACTCACATTGTTGAACGAGGTGTCCAAAAAGTCAAGCCCGTTATCAATTGTGATGCGAAATTCATTCGACGGATAGAGGATGTCGCCTACATTAAATTGTATTGTGTTGAGGTTGTAAATCGCGCCCGTCTGCCTTGCGTATCCTGTTTCGCCGTTGGCTAAGTCGGTAGAAAGCAGGCCAATAAACCGCTTCCCGTCTTGCGTGGCGTTGTACACCTCGACTTCAATTTGATCGCCTTGGACACCCGTAGCACGCAAGGGAGTGCCCGCGAACAATGTGCCACCCGTTTGGTTAATGACGCGAATGCCGATTTTAGTTGACGCGCCGTTTATCCACGTGGCGGTGTCTTGGTCGTAGACCAGTGCCTCGTGGTCTTGCAGGTCGGTAAGGTTGATGTTCGCAAGGTCGCCGAGCAGCGCGCCTGTGACGGGCGTGCCTTGGGCTATGGTGAAGTCGTCGCGGTTGATGCGCACGTCGTACGACTGCGTGAGGACGTAGGCGCGGCTGTAGTCCTCGAAGTCGATGATTTCTGAGGTGTACTGCACCGACTGCACTCCTACGCCGTTGTAGGTGCCTGTAACGCGGTCAAGGGCAGCGCGGACGTATACGCCCATGTCCACGAGCTCGCTGTAGTCCGTGTTGTACATCACCACGTCCACTTGAGCGATGTCGAGCTTGCTGGGGCCCTCGTGCGTGTCGCTCGGCTCGTTGCTCACCACGGTGTAGATGACGAACGGCAGTGCGCTGTCCTGCTCTGCCACTTCCGGGAAGATGCGCGTGCCGACGATGTCCGTCAGGTCCGTGTAATTGGACAGGAGGTAGTAGATAGCTTTTCCGACGGTCATCTTGCTGAGCGTTTGAGTGTTTGGCGGTACAATTTAACCTGCTCTTGTTTCATCCTTGGAACAACTTGCCGCATCGTGCGCTTGAACACGCCTCGGTTCTGAGGTGGGCGCTTGCGCTTTTCCATCGTCTCAGGATCTACGGGACCGAATGCCTTTGGACGTTCCTCGACAAAGTGCGCGAACCATCCATCCGCCTGCGGGCGCACCTTGCGCTTCATCGGCGCGTTGGAACGCGGACCGGTCACCACGCCGACGTGCTTGCGCGATGGCCGCCACGAGCCCATGGATTTCTTCAGCTGACCGCGCACAATGGGGTACTCCTTGCCTTTCTTCTTGACAACGGTGTCCTCGTGGTAGTTCTTGATGTTGCTCTTGGCCGCTTTGATGTAAATCTTGCCGATTTCGCGGTGCGACTTAAGCATCTCCTTTGACTTCTTGCCATCCAGGTTCTGCTCAACGCGCTTGAACTTTTTCAGCAGCTTGTTCAGGTCGCGATTCACCCGCTTGTCGTCAACGGTAATCATGCGCTTCGCAGTTCGCAAACCAAGGTGAGACCTTCGCGACGTCCGACCTCCTGGACGTACAGCACTTCGTAGTTGTCGCCGTTGTAGACCACGCGGTCGGAGGCTTTGGCGGCTGCCGTGTCGGTGGAATATCGGATAGTGAACTGCGCTTTAATAGTGCTGCTCACTTGGTCGTCCTCCACTTTTTCGCCGCCTGAAGTGTACTTCAGCTGCGCCCATACCGTGGTGTACGTTGCCCATGACGCAACCTTTTGCCCGTAGGCGTTGGCTGCGAGGGTGGCCGCTTGCAGTTGGATGCGGCGGTCCATGTTGCCGACATTCATCGCTCGATGCGGTAGGTGTTTAACAATGCGTGCACGCCCATCGGCACCTCGTAGCTGTTCGCTTGGATGACCTGACGGCGGTTTTCGTACCAGTGGGCCACCAGCAGGCGGATGGCGTGCTTGATGGCGGTGGGGATGCTTGCCTCGGGGTATCCGTACGTGAAGTTGACTTGAACGCCGTTGTGCACGTAGTCGTAGACCTGTGGCGCGTTGATGATGCTGACGCGGGCAGGCGACCGCTTCACGTCCACGTAGTAGTTGCCTGTGTCGAGCGTTTCGGTGGTGTCCGCGCTGATGTTCCAGGTGATGCTCTCGATGCTGACCACGGGACCGACGGGAATCTCCCACGTGGCAAAGAAGCGGTCGAGGTACATCACGGCGGTAACATCGCCGAGGCTGATGTTGCAGTAGTTCTCGCAGTATTCGATGGCAGCACCGCGCAACGCCTCAATGAGTGTGTCCTCGTCGGAGTGATCTACCCGAAGGTGGCCTTTCAAGTCGGCCGTCGTAATGATGTCCGACGCTGTGACCGAACTGGTCTTTTCGATGCTGTATGCCATGGGACTAAAATACGAAAAGGGCAGAAGCCGAAGCCCCTGCCCTTTTTTATGAGTATCGTGTCGCTTACGGAGCGGCTTCGATGTCCGTGCAGATGCTGAACGCACCGGGCTGACGGATGGCCACGTCGAAGAAGCGGTTGACGTGGAGCGTCACCTGAGCGTTGCCGGCTGCGCTGTACGGGTCCACCAACAAGTCGAGGCCACCGAAGTAAGCCAAGATGAGGCCTTGAGCGAAGTTGCCGAAGACCATCTGTCCGAGCGGTCCTGCAGCGTTCACGAGGTACGGAGTTGCCGTTGCAGCGTATCCGTTGAACGTGTTGCTGCTGAGGTCGTACAGAGAGCTCACTGAATCCACCTGAGCGACGTTCTTGGCCAAGCGGTAAGCCTCAGGGCTCATCACGTAGCGAGCTGAACCCAAATCGCCACCTGCAGCCAAGACAGCTGCTTCCATGGCCACAGCCAAAGCCGAGGTCATGTCGGTGTTTGCACCGCCGGTCGACTGGTCGTCAACGTCCGTGTCAGCAAGGATGATGTCGAACGCGCGGTCGTCAATGTACGCGTTCATCGCTGCTGCGAGGTCGTTTGCAATCAAGCGATCAACGTCAGCACCGCCCTGGAGGATGAGCTGCTTGGTGTACGTCGACTTGGCCGAAACGCGCTCGGGAGTCATCGTCACGCTGTCCATCAAGAGGCCCGATGTTGCGTTCGCGTCAGCTTCGCCTTCGCCCGTTCCGCTCGCCTTGGTAGCTACGCGCGGGAATTGCAAGTTGCCCGTGGCGTTGTTGATGACAGTGGTGCCGAGTTGCTCAATCACCGACGGAGCACGGAGCGCAGCAATCGCAGCGGGAACCGTGGTCGGAATGAAGCCAGCGCCTGAACCGGTGGTGGCACTGTGCTCGTCAGCATCACCCAAAGCACGCAAAGCGACTGATGGAATAGCGATTTGGCCAGCGAGCTGCAACCCTTGGCTGCGCGCTTCCCGGGCAGCTTCCTGCGCCCATTCTGCTTCTGCACCTTCCAAGTTGCGGCCATTGCTGACTTGAGCGACGGCACGCGACAGGCTAAATGCGCTGTGCACGCGCTCCACTTCGCGCTGCTCGCTCGTAGAAGCTGAGCCGGTAGCAACCGAACGGGCCACCATGGCCTGCTCGCGCTCCTTGTGGCGGATTTTCACGTCGAGGTCGGCGATGAGGCCGTCCAACTTGTCGCAGCGCTCTTGCTCTGCTTCGGTCATAACGCGGCCTTCAGCGTCTGCTTTTTGGCCGATGCCAACAAACTCCTCGTAGTGTGCGGAGCGTTGGCCTTTGAGGTCAT